AATCCTTAATCCATTAGTTCCTTCTAGTTCTATTCTATCAACTGAAGATGAAGAATTTGTTTTAATAGTTGCTCCAATTACCGAACCAGCAGTAATCGCTCCGCCAGCCATTAATAAATTACCCGTAGACGCATTATAATATAAATACTTGGTATTATTCCCACAAGCAAAAACTTGAGTAGTCCCACTAGCCCAATACCCAATAAATACTCCATCTGTAGAATCTAAAGGAGACCCCTTGCCTACTGTATGAATATATCCATTAGTTTCAAGTTCAAATTCACTGAAAATTTCTCCGCGAGCTACTAAAATTTTGCCAGACATAATTAAATTACTTCCATCCCATTTCAAGTATTGCGTATCTCCAGAATTACCAAAATGGAATCTTGCATTTCCGCTAGACCTACCTAACCACCAACCCTCGTTTGTATCACCATAAGCAAGTTTTCCAGATTTTATAGCCGAGCTAGTTCCTGTTAAATTAAGACCAGTGCCTGTCACTGCAAGTCCTCCATTTAACTCCGATAAAGTAACATCTGCACCATCAGAGACATTAATGTCTCCTCTTACCGTACTAGGATTTGATATATGAATTTCACCAGCTATATACAATGTACTCCCATTCCATCGCAAAGAACCAGAAGTGCCACCAAGATAAAAATTGCCAGTATTGTCCATATAAGTTTTCCAAGCACCGCCGTCGTAATAACCTAAATGCGTTGCATCTAAGTACAATCCAGAACCGCTTGGAGTATCATATAAAAGAGTACTCAATGATTGGTCATCTGCCCAGTTCTCGTCATTTGTAATTTCACTTGTATTAATATCGCTAGGATTGGTTATATGTATTTCTCCAGCAATGTATAAAGCATTAGTACTTGAATTCCAACGTAATTTACCACCTGTGCCACCAAGATAAAAATTGCCAGTATTGTCCATATAAGTTAACCAATTAACACCGCCATCATGGTAGCCCATATTTACTGAACCTAGATACAAACCAGCAGTCCCAGTGTCTGGAGTATTTTTTAATTTACCATCGACGTTAGTAGGTACATGGTCATATGTAGCATTTTCTATAGCATCTTTTAAAGCGGTGTATGCATCGTATAAAGCAGTCCAGGTAGACACCCAAACAGCTCCATCAACTTCAGTTTTAAAATTACCACTATTGAGCCATGTTATAGTAGTATTTAAATATGTATCTAATGCTTCATACGCATTTATATATGTAGTTTTTTCAGTAGTAACAGTCCAATAATCAGCTTCAGCTTGTAAGGCTGAATGGTTTTGCTCAAAATTACCCCAAACATTAAAAGCATAATTTCTTTCAAGGATATTAATAAGATTCTTATCTTCATTCCAAAAAGTATTCTCGTTTGCCATAGATAATATACTTTTATTATGCTCAATAATAGTTTCGTTAGTTCTATCTACCCAATATTGAGTCAACGTAGATGCTAACCATGTATAAATTGTACTATCACACCTAAATATAGTACCCTCATTGTTATTAGAAGCACCACAAGTAGTAAAATCATCAGCTCCCGCATAGGTTTTTATAGTGTATTCTATACCAACAGTTAATTCTATTTGTCTATTATCGAATGGCGTTAATGGCAAACCAACGACATCTACTCCGTCTGAATACCATGTTAAAATATTATTACTTTCATCAGTCATTATCCAAATATCGCCATCGTGATAAGTATCTGTTTGTGTTGATGTTAGAGCATTAAACTCTGCTCTAGTACCAGAGTGAATATTATTTACGCCTTCAACTCCAGCACCAACTATATGTACTACATTAGCCCATAATCCAAACTCATCTGTTCCGCCTGTTATCTGGTCTAAACGACCCATTCTAACTTTGATAAAATCAGTATCTCCACCTAAAGCATCTAAGAAGTTTTGAAACGTAGCTAACCCATTGTACACATCGATAAATGGAACGTTAATAGAGCCAGTGTCAGTAGATGTATCATTGCCATCAGAACTCATGACAACTAAACCCTGTCTACTTGCAACGTTACTAGCCACTCTGACAAAGTCTTGACTAGGTATAGGTGTGACATTAAGACCCCAACTAAAATCAGTATCTACCTCAATCGTTATAACGCCAGCACCATACTGCGTGGTATTAATACTTAATACGGTTGCAACAACTTGTTCGGTACTGCCTCCAGTTGCCCATTCTGACTGCTGATTTTTTAACCAAAATCTCTTACTACAAATTATATCGCCAGATTGAAAAGGTTGCGTAACATAGGCTGATTCACTTTGACCAAATCTAATCCTATATTGATTATTGCCAAGGTCTACTACATCGTTGCTATTGTCACCAATTTTAGCAGAAGAGCCGACAATGAAAGTACCATTCGATGCTCTTAACTGATTGATTATCATCTCCCATATAACCATCTTACCCCTAATAATGGCATTGTCGATTTCTAATGTATAATGGTCAGTGTCATCTTTTGTTATACCCCAGCCAACACCGCTGTATAAATTCTGACTAAATATTTTAGATGTAATCCTCTCTACACCGATAAGATTAGTGATGTCCCACTCATCCTCTCCAGATTTAGTATATTTACGATAGTACCAATCATCTCCATATTTCATACCGTGATGGACACTGCCATCTGCCATTTTCCTGAACGTATCTTGCCCAGAAAAACCAGCACTGCTAGGTGCACGATTTAGGTGTGGTGATGGTCTATCTTGTTTTCCAGCTATACTATGCGCAAGGTTGGTATAGCGAGAAGCATCTGACTGTTTATCTCTTATTGATTTCTCAAACATTAGTCACTAAGCTCCACTTCTAATCGATGTAATTCAAAATCGTTAGAAGCTGTTTTAGCTGTTATAATTTCAATTTTAAGAAAAGTAGACCGTATAGCCAGTCTAATTACTTCTTCTGTTATTTTTAAAGAAGTATAATCAGCTTCATCGGCAGAAAAAGTATGAGTACTTCCATGTAATGAATCAATAGTATCAAATTTATCTTGATATACATTAATTGTAATATCTTCTCCAGAACCATCAACAGCTAATTGTTTGATTACTAAACCTAATTTTCGCCAAATTATATTAAAATCAATATCATCTATACTCAACCAAGGAGTCGTTATAATACTTTGTAAAGTCTCAGCTCCAGATGCATGACCGTATAGTTGACTAAATCCAGTGCTGGCAACGCTACTATTAGCCCAATGACTAAGACCGTAAAGTAACTGATTTTCATCAATGACACATAAGCTTGGAGCACTGTGAGCACTAATAGCTTCTTGGTCGTAGACTTGTGTACTCCAATGAGTAGTATTTTTTCCTAAAAACGCTTCCATATCAAAAATATGCTGAGTAGCCACAGTATCACCAAACTTACAAATTAATCTACGTTTCTTTGGGTCGTATGTAATCCGAGTATTTTCTAAATTAGAAGCCTCTAGATACTGGTCTTTAATATCATACGTAATCTCATACGTTTGAAAATCGTGTAGAGTTAAAGCCCAAATTCCTGTAGCGTTAGCGAAAAAGATAACTCCTTCAGCCTCTAAGATAGAATTAGGAGCAGTACATCCCATAGCAGTGATAGCTTGCTCGGTTTTCCAGCCATAAGGGTCAACCGTAGGAACATTAATTCTAAACACGCCTGTCTCTGTAAAGCAGACTAAATATCCACCAGCAGAAATAATTCCAGTGCCAATACCGCCTCTAACATCTACTAAAGGTATAATATTATTGACAGGCATCGTGTCGTATTGATTAAACTCACTATAACCTAACCAGTTTTCATGTATTTCATTCTCGTTATCTGGGTCTAATGCAATATAAAGACCAAACATTCTACCATTATGTAAAGCACCGTATTTATAATTTATCTTAGTCTTAGTGATGCCATCTAAAGGATGTTGAGCTCCGTTTGGATATCCAGTATCAGTAAATTGCATTCTTATAGTATTAGAATCGACTGCGGAAAATTTAGCTAAATTTTCTTCTCCTTCTGCTGACAGGGCAAACGAAAAGTTTTGACCATGACTGCCACTTAGTAAAAAAACATTCCCTAAGTTGCCTATAATTGTAACTACAGTAGAATCGGCATCCATCGTTAATTGCCAATTAGTAAATTGATGATTTTTCCATTCTGTACCAGCATCGCCATTTAAATCTAATAATATATTATTACCAAGACTGCCACTTCCAGTTCCGCCATCAATCTGCTTTTCTATCCTTGTAAAAGGATAATCATCACCTAAATGTTCAAGTACAATCTCATAATTGGTAAACCACACTCTGTCATTATCACTTACACCAATCACCTTAATATAGCCATTAACACTGTGAGCACCAGCACCAGAATCTATATCAAAATACTTCTCTTCTCCGTCTATCCATACTTTAACTTGTACTTTTGTAAAAGTATCCACATCAAGCCAATCCTGACCATAAGTTCCTTGGTCGTATTTACTATCTGAAAAATCTTTAGTGGGGTCAACGAAAAGCCCTTTATCACTATAAGCTTGACCTACTAAGCCATCTAATTGTTGAGTTTCTGGTATCCCTGTTATAGTGTTATTTATCTCTACTGTTGCAATATGATTGTAAACTACATTAATATTGGTCACAGCATAACCTCTATATATCTTAAGCTGTTTTATTCTTGGGTCAAAATCGGTAGTGTCCATATCAAAAGTTAGAGTAATAGTCCCACCTTTTTCATTATCCATATTGGTATAGGCATATATCTCTGGTAATTCCATTTCCTGTACACCATCATAAACTCCAACTACTTTATAATAATAATATCCATTAGGTAGATTGCCTTGACCAGTTTCAGTAAGACCGTTATGTGTCCAAGAATCTGGATAATCTAAATGTGCGACACCATAATTAAAACCATCTTTTCCATCAGTTATTAACTCAGCTTCAGAATACAATCCGTAAAAAAAGCCTAAATCATGGTTATAAGTCCATATAGAAACATCTCTACTCACACCATCCTCATCGCTCCAATTAGCAAATCTAACATGGTCAGAAAACGGTATAATTTTGCAAGTTCCGCCAGCTGTTCCTAAATTAGCTAAAGTTTCTTCCCATCCTAAATCTGTTGGATGATATATAGTAATTTTATCATCATTTCCACCACCGTCATTATGAATCCCAAATGAAATAAAACAAGAATTTTGATTAAATGGATTAGTGTCAAAATTAGTTAAATTATAGAGCTTAGTATTAAACCACTTAACAATTTGAGATACTACAGTATCTGTAGTTGTAATATATTTAGCTGGGTCACGTTTATAAACCATCCCAACTTTATCTGTCTCTACGTTTTGTAATTTAGTGAACTTTCCCTGATTGTCGCTGGCTTCAGTATCGCCATATGTTTTAGTACCAACCCTAAAATCTCTAATAGAAATAATATTCTTGACTCTGTGTGAATACGACATATTTTCTCCTTATGAGTAAATTATTGTACCACTACGTTGAGTCACTCCAAAATCAACCTTAAACTGATTCGCATCGAGATAAATGATGTCCGCTGTAAATTGTTCTGCTGGGTCACTATCATTTAAAAGCTGAACTATTGGGTATGTACCCCAATTATGCTCAACAGTGACTTCAGTGACATTAGAGAAAGTCTCTTCACCTCTTCTGATATTAACATCCTCAGTAACTGTATATGAGTAATTTCTACTAATAGGTCTAGTACTTAATCTACCCATTGAAGAACTTCCAATTTCATCAATAATATCATTTGGATTTAATCCACCCTCTTTGCTAATCTCGTACTGTGCTCTACTTTTTAATGTTTTCCATTCAGCCATTAACATTAAATATTTATTATCTAAGCCAATATCTAAACAGATTTGTGCCTTTGCATATACAGGAAGAATGTCATGGTATGCTAAATTAATAATTGGCGAAGTAATTGCCGATTGACCAGCTATAATAGTATGCATCAAGAAAGGAGTATCTATATTTGTAAGCTGTTTAGTATTTCCAGTATTATCTTGTGTAACAGTCACAAGTTTATCGGAAACAGTTACAGTTATACCACTCAATGCATCTAATGCTGTTTTAATAGCAGTAGCGATTTCGGCATCGGTCATTGAACTATTTACTATAACTTGAACTGATGTTTTCCCTGTAATGTCAGGGTCTACACCAACACCGTCATAAGTTAAATAAATACACCAATCTGTAGTAGTAGATGAAACGTAGAAGTATTCACCGCCATCAATTGTACCTTGGATATAAATCGTAGAAACTTCAGCTAAAGCACTTCGGTCTTCGCGAGGAACTACGTTTAATAACGCACTTAACCGCTTAGTTGTATCGTTTGGTTGTGGATATAGGAACATTTGTCTATTGATAATAAAATACCAATAAGGATTCCCAGTATTCCAACTTAAATCATTTTGGTTTAATGCAACTTTACGGAAATCTGGCAATTCGGTCAACGGAACTCCGTCAAACTCAACTCTACCAGCTACCCCAACAAATTCAGTAGGTAAATCTACGATATGATTATTCGCAGAAGAAACCATCAAATCATTGTAATACGACTGATAGTTTCCAGTATGCCTAGTGAACCTATTTTCAGCTTCGTAAATATACTCTAAAGCTCTAACTTTAACGTCGTCGGGGTTTTTAAATCCTACAGTTGCTCGGTCTGCTAACTTACTGTATAACATTTAAGACTCCTATTATTGTTTACGACCTAAAGTTTCTTTCCTCTCGGCTTCTGCTCTTGCATTTAAGGTTTGAACCTCAGTGCTCACCGCATTCATAATTGCTGAGGCTTTTTCACCTTTACCATCCATCTTCCATAATTCAGCTTCAGCTAAATCTAATACTAAAGGATGTAATCCAGCATTTAAAGGACACTCGTTTCCTAAAATATCGGGAGTAGAAGTATAAGGCGTAGGTTGACCAAGATAATATATTGTTATCGATGCAACATGAGGTTTGACAATTAAATTAGCACCATAAACGTAGGCAAACCCATAGTCAGTCCCACTTGCAAGGTAGATGTTATTCTCTTTTTCTAAATCTTTCGAATCTACGAGATGTAACCATTTAGTATTAGTAGCATCATAAACTTTTTCAACTCCATTCCTGACAATATCGGTTGTTAAACTAGCTAATGTATAAGAGCCAGTCGTTGGAGCAACAGTTTGAGTAGTTCTAAGTTCTTCTAGCATATCATTGTCTAATAGATTGGCAATCCTTAACATAGCATTGTTAACTGCATCAATCCTAGAAAGCTCATTGAACTGTGAAGATTTCTCATCAGCCAGCCTACGACCAAGCTGTCCATCCATTGTAGTAAAATTCATATCTTTTCTCCTGTTAATAAAAAGGGGTCTCGATGAGAGACCCCTTTTCGAGATTAATCGTAAAGATTAAAGTCCAGCCTAGCTAGATTCGATAGTATGTGGTTCACCTATCAATAATACTGGAGTGGCTGTACCAGCGTCTGTTGCCATAGCTCCGAGAGCGATAGCGCAAGAACCTAAAGTTCTGGATGCTCCAGCTTTAATCATGGCTTCGCCAGCATTGATAACTTCTAGGAAGTCACCAGCTACGACATCAGCAGTTCCATCAACCAATGCATAGCTACATACACCAGAAACTTGGAAGTAACCGATTGCGTCTACAGCAACTATTTCCATTGCGACAGCAGTATAAATAACGAAGCTATTAGTAGCACAGGCAATACATTGTACTCCCTCTAAAAGCCCATCATTTCCATCCACATCATAGCCAATTAAGACTATTTGCCCTTTGGCAATAGCACCAGCGGTATCATTAAAAAGTGTGATTCCTTTACCGTTTGCAACGTTAAAAGTTACACCAGCTTGGACATTATCTCTTGAATGTTGAAAGCTACCTAACATATTAATACCCTCCTATTAAGCTAAGGTTAAGTTAGTATAGTCAGATGGAAGACCATAAACAGCACCCTGTTTATCTCTTCGGCTCACACCGAATCCACCCCACCAATTCAACTCTGAAAAGTAAACGTGTTGCATTTCTGCACGTTTGAACGGAGTCGTATTGAAGTTAAAACCAGTTGCGTGGTAATAACCTAAATAGTTCTCGTTCAAGAAATACATATAACCAGCTGGCACGTTAGCGTCAACTACTATAGGTATTCCCCTAAACGTTAAGATATCAAATCCAGCATCAGCTGAATAATTACCTTGGAATCGTTTATCTGCTCTTAAAACTGCTTCATAAGCATCCCATACGACCTGAGTCGTAACAATAAGAGTAGGCTTATCTCCAGCAACTCCTAACGCACCGACCATCTTACGGAAAATCTTTTCAATAAAATAATCATTGGTTGCCAATATAATATTAGCATACGTCAAAGAAGCTGACACGAGATTCAATACTCGTGGAGTCCAATTGAAGTCTGTGAGCGATGGGTCTAATCCACCAACTACAGCGGTTGTATCAGCACAAATATCATAAAGCGATGACATGTTGTCATTGGCTTCGTGAGTTGTAGCAAACAACATTGTACTAAATTTTTGTCTCATTGAATTAGCTAAATTCTTTGCGTGAATTTTCAAAAGTTTCAGCATTTGGGCTTTCCCGCGATTCTGAATTTTGACTTTCTTTTCTGATAGCGATAATGTTCCGTTGATATGAGTCCAAGCAAAGTTCGCATAATCTAAAATCTCATTAGGTTTCAAATTAATTGAATCATATTCTCCCATAGCTTGAATATCGGTCGTTCCATACTCTAAAGGAATAGTGATAGATTCTCCACCATCAATCCCCTCGGATTTTGCTAACAGGCGTTTGTTTATAAAATTGTCCTGACTAATTACACGCACAATCTGCTTGTAAAAATCTCTAGTTGCGAGATTCAGGTCAGTTAGAACAGTGGATGTTCTTGCAAATAACATTTGTTACTCCTGTTTTTTAGTTAAAATAATAATATCGTTAAAAGCTAGTTATTTATCGATTCCCCATTCTTTCCGCATCCTCTTTTCAACATCGTCAAAGGATTTATCGCCAGTATTGTCACTAACTTCTGTATCACTTCCAATCGCACCATCAAGTTCGTTATCAGGTTCTATTAGCTTAGGATTTTTCTCTAACTGAGTGATTTTCTCATTACGCTTTTTCAACTCTTCTGTCAAATCAACTACTTTCTTATCGAGAATATCCGTTACATCTTTATGAGTCTTCTCAATCTTAGATAGTTTCTCTTCCAAGATTGGAGTCTGTTCAAGTTTGTAAGCTGTTAATAATCCAACGTGATTTTCGTCAGCGACCTTATAAAGCCCTTGAACTTTCGTAAGGGAATTATAACTGTCATCTAAAGCGATTATCTGTGCCAGTTCTTCGTCAGCTCTCTTTTGAGAGTCAGTTTCAAACTTCTTTGCGTTATTAGTCTCAGTTTGAGTCCTATTGGCTACTGATTCTTGATTAGCATTAACGGTTTCAATTAGCTTTCGAATTGGATTCTTCTTTTCTCCACCGAAAAATTCATCGGTTTCTTCTAAGAATTTCGCATCTTTTGTTATTGTTTCTAGAGTCTCTTTAAATTCGAGATTCTGTGTTTCATAACCTTGTTGCGTTGCCTCCATTTCAGTCTTCTCTGTAGCGTTAGCTTGAGCGTTCTGAGTATTGGTAGCATTCCACTTCTTTTGATTTGTAAAAATGTCCAAGACATCTTTCAAATTCAAATCCTTACCGTCTTCAGTTTTGATGCTTATTTCTTTCTTTCCATCAACGATATCCGAAAAAACTAATGCATCCTCCGTGCTACTTGTGTCCTCTTTCGAGATTTCTTCGCCTGGAGCAGTATTTCCATCTTTATCTTTACCATCAGAATCAAAACCCAAGGGATTAAATCCCTCTTTGTCAAATCCTTCAGTAAAATCTTTTTCTGAGCGACCATCTACGGTTTTTCCCTCTTTGTCAAAACCAGCTTCGTTAAGTCCTTTGTCATCAAACCCATCTTTATCTTTACCATCAGAATCAAAACCTTTCTCATTGAACTGTGGATTTCCATCTTTATCTTTTCCATCCTTATCAAATCCATCAGAATTAAGTCCAGTATCTTTATCGTAGACTACTTCTTTGTCAGTTTTATCGGTTTTTTTATTAAGCTCTTCTAGTCCAGCATCCTCTCTCTTAATATCTTCACCGATTTCATATCCACCATCTTCGTCACTCGCATCAAACCTCGTATCATCCCTCTCAGCTTCCTCAAGCGCATCATCTGCAAGCTCGATTTTATCTAAGGTCTCAGGCGTAAGTTTGATGTCTTTTATTGTAAATCTTTCTTGTTTTTCAAATAACATAAGTCCCTCCTATTACCAGTTGTTGGACTTATTTATATCACCTGACTTAATATCGACCAAATCATAACGCTTTAATTTACCCTCATCACCCATAGCTTGGATGCGAAGTTTATCAGTCCAGATATTAGTCACATTATAAACTTGACCATCTAAATTTTCACTCTGTACTTGAATAAAACAGCCAGTGTTTCCAATTTCTTTGGCTATCATAATAGTAATTACGTTACCGTTTTTTGTTTTGTCAATTAACTTCCAAGCGTTAGGTTCACCAAAAATTGTTTCAATAAAAAGTGGGTGTTTCTTTAACGTTTCTTTTTGTACTTCATCGGCTGTTAAGCCTTGGTTTGTTTCAAACATTTCATATTCCTTTTCTTTGGTTGGTCTTACTCAATGTGTGAGCGACACCAGTTAGAGGTTAGCAATGTGCTATCTCCTTTATAACAACCGAAATTACTGTAGTTTTGACAGAACAATCAAGTTAAATCTGCCATAATGTCATAATATTTTAATATGTATTGTCCTAGTAAGTATATATACCTACTAGGATGATACAACTTCTCCTCTATCTTTCGAGGATTTACTGTGTTTGTTCAGGTTGTGTATATTTCTCCATAATCTGAGCAATCGTAGCATTGTCGCCGTCAGCTTGAGCTTGTAATATTAAATCAGCATCTTCTTCAGAAACACCTTGTTGTAACAGAGTATCCCTATCATTTGCTGGTTCTTCTTCTTGAGCATTCTCTTTAACGGCTTTCTGCATCATCGCGAAGAACTCTTTAGCTCTTTGTTTATCTTCTAACGTAGGAGCTAGTTCAATCAAATGCTCTGGAGCTATTAGAGGAATACCATAAACTTCAACTCCCTTAACCGCTAATTCCATAGCTTCTATGAACTGACCCTCTAAATCAGTAGGTAACATTGCAGTGAGAGCAACGCCAACATCAAAAACTGCTTCTGGGACTTTAGTAGGATTAAAAACTGAATACCTAGCTTCACCAGCTTTATCATCTGTTTGGTGTACGATTTTTTCAGGATAGAACTTCGAAATAATATCTGCCCAGTGAATGAACAATTCTTTAGAAAGTTCTGTAAATCCTAATGTCTTTGGCTGTAACCGACCAACACCTTGGTCAATTAAGCTTCTAACTTTCACACCCGAATCGCCTGATTTTGCAACACCCCTAAAAGCGTCGGTGATACCAGTGAGTCTATCAACCATATTTTGTAGGTCAATAAAGAACAATCTAATGTATGCTGGCATAGGCGGAGGATTAATGTTTCTGATACCATTCGGTATAGCCGAGTCATAGATTTTGCCAGGCATATTACTTAACTCTTTTACTTCTGAGCCAATCACTCTTTCTTTTTGTGGATTACCTGTTAGTCTAGCATTGTCGTTAATATTAGACATAATCATATTCTGCATACGAATATGTTCTTCTATCTGTCGACCTTCAGGAGTTCCATAAAAATCCCCAGCTCTTTCGTAGTTAGCTGTACGGAAGAAAGGCAGTCTTTTGTACACACGGGCTTCGTCTTTTAAAACTCGGTTTTTACAACCTCTAGCAATCGTAATTACTCTGCCATCTTTCCATTTGTCTCTTTTATGATAAGTCTGTCCTTTTTCACCGCCATTGTCATCATATTGAGTTACATGATAACCCTCCATATCTTCTTCCTCAACTTCCAGCGAACCATTGCACCAGTACTCAAGAACCAACGTTAATGCTTCGGAAGTCTTTTTAAGGTCAGTAGTATCTCCGTCAATATCCGTCTTATGGTCGTTTACTTGACCTGAAACGCCACCACTTGGAGACTCTTCTGGCTTCTCATCAAACAACTTAAAAACTCCGTCAGCTTGCAAGTACCCATCAGTCTTGATATCTTTTAACGGAACATTGAACTTTTCAGAGACCCATCTAGCTGATTTATACGATACGTGGAATAAATGAGTATCGGCGCAAGCCTCAATATTATCAGCAAATCTGTAAGGTATTATTGTACGAATATCAACAACCGAATTAATAATAGCTTTCTTCTTCTTAGACCATACTGACTTCATAATATTAGTACCTTTAATCTCATATTCACGATAAGCCATTTTGACCTTAGTCTGCATCTGAGTGCGATACCAAATATTCATAAGCTCTCTACGTAATCCTTGAGCATACTCGAACATAATATCTTTCTGAGCGTTCCAAGCTTCGTTTGCCATCGATTCGATTTGCTCGGTAGTTTCACCCTCTTCAGGTTCTCTACCTAACATCGATAGATAATTATCCATAGCCTTAGATGTAGGTTGGAACTTCACATCTGGAGTTGGAGATTTTGCTGTAACCACAGGCAACGTAGTCTCAATTACCTCAAATAGTCCATTGTTAGTACCGAAAGTTAGATTCTTAGGTCTAGACCCATCTTCCCACCAATCATTGTTGTACATTCTTTCTTGACGCTTCCATTCAGGTATGAGGTCTTTCTTAATCATCGCCTGTCTGTCAGCGTGAAAATCATCCATAATTATTTTATAAACAACCGAAGAACTTAAAAGTTTTTTACCTTTTTTAAAACTAGGATTCTCTATAAGTCTTTTTTGTTTCTGTTTATCTGTTATTACTATCTTTGCCATTTTTTCCTCCAAAGGATATGGGGGTGAGATGGTTGATACTATCGCCCTTAATCATCACCCCCCTGTGCGGAGACACGAGTTAATTAACTATGCGTATAATTAGGCTGTTCTTTTTCAGGTTTTGTTGCCTTAGGTTTATAACCTACAGCCCTGTCAATCTGCCCACAAATTATTGCCATCATTGATGTTGCATCTACTTTAATCCAAGTAGTCTCAATCGTAGTTCTTTCTGGTATTATCTTTCCACAAATGTGATACTCTCCGCCAGCCAATAACATCTTAAAAACCTCTACGAATGCTTGGATTCTTTTTCTACGTCTTAAAGCGTGGACTATCTTATCCCTTTTAGTGGGATAGGCAATAGCCCTAAATTTTATCATCTCCTCGTCATTATCAATCCAGTTAGTTATAACCTTTGTTAATGCGATTTCTTGTTCTGTTTTAGCCATCTCATATCTCCTTATGAATGTGTGTACTCTGACTCGTTGTTGAGCCCTAACATTATCTGTCTTCTCTGTATCTGATGAGAAGTCATATGTGCAGTCGGTTCGTCTGATTTCATTATGTTGGCACAGATAAGATATCTAACTGTATCTGGCAAATCTTTGTACTTCTCTAAAATCTTACCATCTCCTACCGCAAATCCCTCAGCAGATTTACCTGTTCTCTTTTGCTTGATATAGTGAGTCATTCCGTTCCATACATGATAGCAAGTGTTATAAAACACTAATCCAGGTTTGCCATCTGCCATATCTGCCAAAGCATGACGTACCTGTTGGTGACCAAATGCTATCTCACCCTCGCCAGCTGGCGCATCATAACTAGAAACATAGACCATCTGCTTATGACGGAACGCTGGAATTTCAGCCGAAAGTTTTGTTGCTTCTTTCATGTAAAGTGCTGATAGGGTAGTCCCAGCTCTTTTCTGCCATCCAAAACGCTTGTCAAGTATTCTACGATTAATCTCAAACGCATAGTTATGCTGTTTAAGAGGAGCGTTCATCTGTGCAAGAAAATCATTCTCTGTCTGAAATATACTCCTAATCTCTTCTTTAGCAGAAATAGGCTTGGTCATCTGCCAAAATGGTATAGATTTGTCCTCTGGTAACTCTTTGAAAATAATGATTCTGCCATTAGGACATTTAGCTCCCCAGATAATAGCACTAGGTCTGCCATCGTGTGGGTCTTTAACCTCAAAAATCTGTGAATACATCGGTATCGGATAATCAGCTGGGTCAACAAAATGCTTTTCTTTGTTCAACTCAGGATATATCGTACCTGAAAAATACATAAATTCGCCAAAAGCTCTAGCCTCTCGCTCTTCTTCATCATAACCAGCTACCATAGAATCAATAATATCTGGGTCTAAATGACCACGAACACCACGTAATTTACAAGCCTGATAAACATCTGCCTTTAAATGATAGTACTCATCCATCCCAGACTCAGCGTTCTTCTGTATCTCATCTAATACATAAGGCGGACATAATAGAGGGGTCATAGGTAAAAGTGTCACACAGCCCATTCTACGCCTCGATTTAGATGCTTTCCACAACACTTCTGGCATGGGTTCGTCTATTATGAATAGCCCAACGGTGTCTGACTCGTATTGTTTAGGGTCTTGGTCAAATGTTTTAAACACTAATGTCCAAGTAGTGCCCTCATATGTAAATATAATCTTACTCGCATATGCTTTTCCCTCTTTTAAAATCTTATATGTCCCAGGTTTTGCATATACCTCAATCATAGGCACAATAACTTCTTTTATAGCTTCGACAGTCGAAGCATACCAAATCTTCTTCGGGAATGGATAATTGTGAAAGATGGGGTAGTCAAACCATGCATTTTGCGGTTTGTATATAATGTTGAGCATTGTCATAATGGAAACGGTAGTCTTGCCGACACCATTCGCAAACGTAGACAGAATCACAGGAACTCTAGTCTTTTCCAACGATTTTGCAACCGCTTCAATGAAAAGCTCCTGTGCCCCATTTGGACAGAAATATTTTAGAGGATTCTGAAACGTAGCTTTGATTATAGGTCTTAGCTGTTCCTCTGATACTTTGTCTGCCATCGTGGATAGCTGTTCTGGCATTCTGAAAAATTCGCTCATTATTGTCTCCTAGTTTTAAACAGGGAGGGGAGAGTGCTTATAGCACTCTCCCCTTGGCTTATTGCAACCAACTTACATTACGGTGTAAACCTTTCACTCATATAACCTGATAAATCTACGGTATCGGTAATACCTGAAGCAAATACCGACTTGACTCTAGCGTACTCAAAATCTGCAATCGTAGATACAACTTCAAACATAGCGTATGTTTGGTTGGCTGTGGCTACCGATAGAGATGTATCTATCACAACAAAATCGAAGAAAGTAATTCCATCTCCTGAAAGTTGTAAAGTATGAATGACATTCGAAGAGTCGCCAGTGTTCTCAACTGCAATTAGCTCGAAGCTAAGTTTACTTGGAAATTTTTGTGACTCAATTACACCAGAACTAGACACACGAGAACCTATAATAGTTTCAGATAGTGTTATAGTATCGGTGTATTTTGTTTCTGCCTGGAGAATCGTTTGGGTAGTCTCAGAACTCCAAGTTAATTGAGTCTGTTTCCATTGATTGTCCTGACCGTTTACTATACCGACTACAAAAAGTATCGGAAGAGCAAACATAATTAATCGTTTCATTTTATCCTCCTATAGGATGTTTTTAGTTAACTAGTTAAATCTTCAGGGTCTTTCTCGACCCACTTTTTTAATTCTTGTTTGGCTATTCTTTTAAGCCATTCCCAAAACTTTTTCCACATACTTAACTCCTGTCGTTTTGGCAGATAGTCTGCCATTGTTGTAATATCTAATGTTATTAAATCTTCTATAATTAACGAAATCAAGGTTTAGCTTAATTATAAAAATCTATAATTAAGGTTTAGCTTAAAATAGTAAATTCCAAAACACATTCAATATTACCGATAACAAAATAATACCAATAGCAATAGCGATGAATACTATCTTTAATTGTTTTCCTACGTAACTCATTGTTTCTCCTTTTTTATCTTTCTAAAATGCAAAGGGGACTCTCTTATGTCGACAACACCAAGAAACATACGCTTCTCTTGGTACTAATCTAAGATTCAGCCATAGACAATCAACTGACGTTTTGCGCCTAGCGTTGTCAGCTTAAGTCCCCAATTTTTTAACTTTTCGAGATACTGTAACCCCGCACATCAGCTTCCTCGTTTATACTTCGTGTATAAATCTACGTTTCAAATATCTTTGTTAATAAAAAAAAATGTACACACACACCGACTGACACCCATATATATATCCATGTAGTCTCGTCTAAGGGTGTCATCATGGTCTACCCCCCCCCATCGTATATATATTGTTGACCCCCCCCCATCATTATTATATGGCTGATTTCTCTGCCATAATGACCGAATACTCAATTATATCTATATTAGTGATTGCTAAGTACTGTATTATCATAGTGTTGTATTTGTATTATACATAATAGTTCTTATACGACATCACCTTCATATCACGAGGAGGCTATGCTACTGCCTTACCTTGCTCATCATACACTATGTAATCGCTCCGTTTCTTGTCATCTATTGCATTAGAGCTATCAATAGGTATGATAGCCTTGTCCTCCATCTGCTCCTTAGTGAGTGCTATCTTGGGCTTGATACTGTTGGAGTATGCTAGATTCTTGATAAACTCATCAGCTAAATGTTCTAGTTTCTCGTCGCTAGCGTTGTGTATTACTGACTCACTTCGCTCAACTAATAAACCATGAAACTTAGCCAATAACTCACTAGCTCTATTAAAACCTCCAACGTCACATCTCCACTGTACGCGCATCTCAGTTTCACCGTCGCCTGTTTCAACGAGGACTGTTATTGGTTTCCCTTGTCTGTCGAGGACAATATGACCTTCGGCGCACCTATCTCTCATCATATAAAGCCCCCTAATTACGTTGTCACCGTCCAGACTCAGTCTTTCGTTCCTTTCAGCGACTAACCAAGCTACACGACCTCTGACCGTATCCTTGCGTAGTACCTTATAAGCGTTTACTCGGTCTGTCTCTGCACTTGAGGATTTATAGCCAGCTTCATGGTAAATGATACCAATATGAAAAGGTGACGTAACGTACAATTGGCAAAACTGCTCATGCCTAAGGTTCTTCAAAGGATGAGAATAGTCTGCTATTTGGTCAGATTTTGTCTGCGTATTTGTCATAAGCCAAAGTTACACTGAGTTCACATCTACTTTCAACATAAATGTACTAGCTTGCAATAGATACACATACACACTAAAACACTTTACATACACCTACTATATGCCACTTCAAACACTCACAAATATGTATCCAACTCCAACTGCTAGTTGTCGCTCCCTCGCTCATAAAT